CGGCATTAATATTACTATAGCTCCACCACATACCTATAGGTATGTCACAAGGGTTTGATCTTTTGATCAGGCCCTATTTTTTTGCCAAAAATCCATATCCCCAGATATGGGGTTATGAAATCAAGCTTTAGAATCAAAGATGAGCTATAATTTGCGTAAAGGGGGGAAGTAATGCAAATAATAAGATTGATAGACGTAGTAGTGAGTTTCATTTGTGCATGTGTTGCTTGGCAGATCATGTTTGGGTCTAGCATTCCAGTGGAGTCGGCAATATCAGCGTTAATATTGTTCCCAGTGTTGGGTTTTCTAGGTGTGATCTTTGAGTTGTTTAAGGTCGTGAGCTTCTTTGTGATTTTTCTTAGCACAATGTTTGTTTTTGATCAGCTAATCCTAATAATCAGATCCATAGGACATGAGTATAATCATAAGATGAATCCTGGCTACCACAGAGTCAATGATCTTAGTGATTTTCCAGAGGATGAACCCGCAGACTCGCAGAGTCTCACCCAAAAGGAAGACAATTAGATGGGCAAGAGCCGTAATCGGGAAGAGGACTTCGTTGATAAGGAAATATCTGAAGATAAACTGAGTAACAGAGAAGCTAAGAAGAACAGGGTTAAGAATAGAAGAAAGCAACTCAATATAGCTATAGAAGAGAGCATTCTTCTTGGCATAGAACTAGATTCTTTGTATGAGAATTGAAGTGAATAGTGTTGAAGACCTAGTTGACCTGTCAGTTGATGGAGTTGTTGACCTAACTGACCCAGAGACCGGGAGAGTTATTGTTAAAGGGGTACCTATTTCTATGACAATAGACAACATGTCAATAGCCTCCTATGTCTGGGACTATTTAGACACAGATAACCTAATGGAGCTAGAATAGCATGGAGTCAGTACTTATTTTAGTGGGTGTCCTTGTTGGCCTTATAATTCTAGTAAGATCTATAGGAAAATATGCATATATTGGGGGTAAGGGTGAAGCAGATGCAGAAAACAATGCACATAATGTCAATGTTCTCAACAGAGTCATGTCTAAGCTCCAGGGCAAGGTACCTAACGTCTCTGATATTGCTAATCGTTGGCGTAATAGGATGTAGTCATGGTCGAGGCGCTGTTGTTGTGGCTCCATGCCCGGTGCCATCGGTCTTAGCCTATTCAGAGCTAGGAAAGATGAATGAATGTTGCCCCGGGATGGTAGAATACCTGGGTAGAGTTGAATTATTATGTGATGCACTGGAGGAGATGAGAAAATGAGCCCCGAAGTACGTCTAGCACTCAGTCCTTCTGAGTTTGATTCCATATGCAGGAGATTGGAGAGAATTTTCCCTGATCTCTCGCAGACTAGTGGCAAGCGGTCTGTCACTAGAAACCAAAAGGTAGGAGGTAACCAACTATCTAAACACCTGCTTGGTATGGCAAGGGATTATGGAACAGATAGCCAACCAGATGAAGCCATGCAGAACAACTACTGCGTTATAGCTATCTCTCTGGGGCTTTGGCCGCTCTACCATGATAACCACTTGCACGTCCAAGGGCTACCCCCTGGGGAGATCCCCCGGTGGTGGAGGGAACGGTACTTAGGTTAAGGAGGTTAAGGAGGTTAAGGAAAAGCCGTTAGGGGTAGGGTAGGCTCTTCGATCCCTCTCCCCTTTAGGAGGGTTTATCCTCCCCTATCGGTGATCTGATGGATTTGTTTGAATTATCAATAGGTGTATGGTATACTAATCGAAATAGCACCCGAGGGAACATTGCAAACAGAGATACGCGAAAAGATATATGACAATCTTAAGCACCTCAGTGAGCCTGATGCCAAGCGGGTATTCATACTTCTTGAGGAACTAGATAAGCGAGAATTTCGTAGCAAGACAGCAAACAATTTTATAGACTACACGAAGACAATCTGGCCTGAGTTTATATCTGGCACACATCACAAGATAATGGCGGATGCCTTTGATAGAATAGTTGGTGGTGATCTCAAGAGACTCATTGTCAACATGCCACCTCGTCATACAAAGAGTGAGTTTGCATCATGGCTGCTTCCTTCTTACTTCCTAGGCAAGTACCCTGATAAAAAATTAATACAAGCATCGCATACAGCAGAGCTGGCACAGAGTTTTGGTCGTCGTGTAAGGAATCTTATCGACAGTGAAGAGTATAAGGATATCTTCCCTGGCGTTCTTCTGAGTAGTGACAGTAAATCAGCGGGTAGATGGAATACAGACAAGGGCGGAAGCTACTTTGCAATTGGTGTAGGTGGAGCTATAGCGGGTAGGGGTGCTGATCTATTCATAATTGATGATCCGCATTCAGAGCAAGATGCCTATGGTAATGACTCAAAGTCTTTCGATCTAGTACATGAGTGGTTCACATCAGGACCAAGACAGAGATTGCAGCCAAATGGTGCTATCGTTATTGTGATGACCCGGTGGCATAAGAATGATCTAACAGGAAAGATATTAAAAGACTCTCTTGAGAGAGAAGGATCAGATGAGTGGGAGCTAATAGAATTCCCAGCTATCCTTCCTTCGGGGAGTCCTGTGTGGCCGGAATACTGGTCAGAGGATTTGTTATTATCTTTAAAGGCCGAACTCCCTGTGGGCAAGTGGATGGCGCAGTACATGCAAAATCCATCAGCAGAAGAGGGGGCCTTGGTGAAGCGGGAGTGGTGGAAGTTATGGGAGGGAGACCCACCGCCGGTCAAGTACATCATAATGTCGCTTGACACTGCCTTCACCAAAAACACGAAGAATGACCCAACAGCTTGTACAGTGTGGGGCATTTTTGAAGAAGAGAATGCAGAGACTGGAAAAAGTATAGATAGTATAATACTACTGGACGCATGGGATGCCTACTTAGAATTCCCAGAGTTGAAGCAGAGAGTCAAGTTAGAGTATACAGAGAAGTGGAAACCAGACCTACTGCTCATAGAGAACAGAGGATCTGGTCAGCCATTGATACAGGAGCTAAGGAACGCAGGCATCATGTGTACTGAGTTCACTCCAACCAGAGGGAAGGCTAGTCAGAAGACACCTGACAAGATAGTCAGGGTTAACAGCATCACGGATATGTTCTCCAGCGGAATCATATATAGGCCCAATAAGAGATGGGCAGAAAAGGTTATGCATCAGTTTGCAGAGTTCCCAAATGGTGACCATGATGATTATGTAGATAGTGGGACGCAGGCGTTGATGAGATTTAGACAGGGCGGATTCGTTAGATTGGAATCTGACGATCAGGATGATGATGAAGAATTCTACTCCAATAGGAAAAAGCGGAGGAAATACTACTAATGGCTAAATGCAAATGTGTAGACTGTGAATGTGTGGAATGTAAATGCTCAGAAGAATCTGAAGAGGGTAACAACTAGTGGCTATTGATAAAGCAGCAGAGCCATTCACCTATGCTCAGGATGTTAATCCTGAACTCATAGTGGATATTGAGTTTGACTCTGAACTCCAAGTACCATCTATCACTGAAGCTGAGGATGGTGGTGTTCTTATAGACCTAGATGGCGGAACAGAAGTTGAATATGAGATTGATGACAGCTTCGGTGCCAATTTAGCGGAGAGTATTGACGAAGATAGGCTTGATCTACTCGCCTCTGACATAATTGGTCAGTTTAACGCGGACATCAATTCAAGGAAAGATTGGGCAGATACCTACGTTAGAGGGCTAAAATACCTTGGATTTGACGTAAAAGAGAAGAATGATCCATGGGAAGGGGCATGTAGCGTTATCCATCCCCTCATATCCGAGGCTGTTGTTAGGTTCCAATCTCAGGCTATAACAGAACTTATGCCAGCAGATGGGCCTGTAAAGGTTAAGCTGGTCGGTATACAGAATGATGATAAGCTAGAGCAGGCCAACAGAGTCAAGGACTATATGAACTATACCTTGACCGAGAGGATCACAGACTACAGGCCAGAGACAGAGAAGATGCTATTCGGCTTAGGGGTAACTGGATCAGCATTCAAGAAAGTTTACTACGACAGCATCAGGGATATACCCGTCTCAGAGTTTGTACCGGCAGAAGACCTTGTAGTCAATTACGGTGCTAAGAATTTACAGACAGCAGAGAGGATCACTCATGTTGTCAAGGTATATGAAAACGATTTCAAGAAGCATGTTGCTAGGGGTTTCTACAGAGATGCAGAGATGTCTGACCCTGTTAACTTCCAGTCTGACATTGAAAGAGAGAAGGACAGACTAAACGGTACGACCCCTGTGGATTACAATGATGGAAGATATACTCTCCTTGAACACCACTGTGAATATGATTTATATGGATACGAAGATAAGGACGAGCAAGGCCAAGAGACTGGTATAGGTCTTCCTTATATAGTTACAGTTTGTATGAGTTCTAATAAGATACTCTCTATCCGAAGGAACTGGGAAGAGGGTGATGAGAAGAAGATCAAGCTTAACCACTTCGTACAATATGAGTATGTTCCGGGGACTGGGTTCTACGGTTTCGGCCTGACCCATTTGGTTGGCGGGATAGCTGAGTCCTCCACATCCATATTACAGCAGCTTGTAGATGCAGGGGTTCTATCAAATCTCCCTGGGGGATTGAAGGCTAAGGGTATGCGTATACAGGGTGACGACACTCCTATAGCCCCTGCTGAGTGGAGAGATGTTGATATTGGTGGAGGGAGTATTCGTGATAATAT